CCTTGCGGAGGACTACATCGAGGACATCCTCGACACGATGCCGGAGAAACAGAAGGCGCGGTTCCGGGACGGGCTCTGGGTTAAGGCCGATGGCGTCGTCTACGAGAAGTTTACCGAGGACATGATCCTTGAGAGCGAAGCGATGCCCGAGCAATACGACCTGGTGACGGCGGGACAGGACTTCGGGCTCAATATCACGAATGTGAAGGTTGGCTGGATAGGACAGGCAGTGTACGTAATCGCCGACTATGGTGCGTACAACATGCCGACAAGAACTTTCAATGAGGAACTGACCGAACAGGGTTGGTACGAAAACGGCGACGGTACCGTGAACGTGTTCCCGACCTTCTGCGATCCGGCAGGTGGGGAACGCATTCAGGAAATCTCGGGCGGCGTGAAGGCTAATAATTCAGTTGATTCCGGAATTGATTACATTTGCGCGCTCATGGAGCGAAATCAGTTTTTTATTTGTGCGAAGTGTACAGGCGTGCTGCAGGAGATAGCGGACTATGCCCGCGACGAATCGAATCAGATCGTGAAGGTGAATGACCATTACATGGACGCCATGCGATACGCGATTTTCAGTCAGGTTCAGTATGGCGTCGTATGCAATTAAAAATTGCAGAAATTCGCGTGTAGTTAATTGCGTGTAAAAAAAAGGAGTGTTAGGATATTGTTACAGCAATGTAAAAACATACCAATAGGAGGCTTTGCAGAGGTACTTGCGAACCTTACGGCGGACGTCTTGAAGGTGACGAACGCCTGATGCGATTCGCGGATTTCACTGCCGGGATACGGAAAGCGCTCGAAGGCTTTTCTACAGCTTCACGGGACTGGGATGACGATCCCTTTGCAGAGGCGATGCAGATTCCGGGAAATCAGGACTATTATCTTACACACGCGTGGGTAAATATCGCTATCGGCATTCTTATGCGGAATATCGGACGCACCGAGTTTGTCATCAAGAAGAACGGGCAACGGGTCGGTGCGGGACCGGTATATTCACTTTTCAATCAGCCCAATAGAGCGCTCAACAGATTCGATCTGTGGAAAGAAACGGGCGCATGGTGGTTTCTCGAAGGGGAAGCCTTCTGGTATTTCGGTGACAGTTACTCGGGCGGGATTCCCGACGAGATCCATATCCTCAATCCACGCCGCATGACCATGCGCGTAGAAGGGGGAATTGTTTCAAAATGGTTTTATACCAGCGACGGAGACGTAATCCCGATACTGCCGGACGAGATCGTCCACTTTCGGGAATGGAATCCCTGGAATCCATGGCGCGGCGTGATGCCGCTCGTCTCACTGAAGTACGAACTCGAACAGGACTCTTGGGCCAATAAATCAAACTCTGACCTTCTAAAACATAATGCGATTCCACAAGGGATATTGAAGACCGACCAGCTAATCCGCGAGGAAGAGGCTGATCTCATCGAAGCGCGCTGGGAACGGAAATACGGCAAGAACGCGAAAAACAGGAAAATTGCGGTCATCGGCAAGGGTACGGATTTCAAGCCGCTCACCTTTTCGCCCGATGTACTCAAGCTCTTTGACCTGAAGAGATGGAATCTCTACACGATTCTTGCCAAGTACGGCATTCCTCCGCGAGTCGCGAATATTCAGGACGCAAAGGCAAACCTTTCGGGAACGGATACCGAAAGCCAGCACGCCGCTTTCTGGAAATACACCCTGATCCCGGTTCTCAAAAACTTCGAGCTGATTACGGAAACGCAGTTTTTCAGACGCTTCGGTCTCGCGGAACGGGGAATGTTCGATACATCGAATATCCCCGAACTCCAGAAGAGCGAGGATGAACAATCAAAACGTGACATTGAGGAGATGGCTGCCGGTTTGAAGACTATCAACGACGTACTCACCGAACGCGGCAAACCGCTGAAATCATGGGGCGATACCTGGTATCGTCCGGGAAATGTCGTTCCGGTAAACGACACTGAAAAACAAGTTTGAAAAGAGGCAGAGAATGTCCAACGTCAGAGTTCTATTATTCGGTTTCCGAAAAATGGCAGAGTACGTGTTCTCTCCGATGGTCAAGGAAATGACCGGCGTGAGGGAAATAGAAATCGCATATTCCATGCACGAACTTGAACAGGTAGACAGCAGGACGCTGGTGGACATAATCGCGATCAACGCGATGTCCATCGGTTTTAACATGAGCAACCAACTTCAGAAAATCAAAATGTATTTCCCCGAGGCTTTCATCATCTGTATCTCTCCGCACCGGCTTTCCGTATTTATTTGCTGGAAGTTCATTAAAAACGGCATCGATGCGCTGATCGCGAATATCGAAAACGGCACGGAATATAAACGGGCCATTGCAGCGATTCAGATCCGCAGACGGTATTATCCTCCTGCGCTCAGGCAGTCATTCGAGGACAATGATTTTACCGGTGATCGGGGATATCGATTCTTGAGCTACAAGGAGCACGACTCCCTCGTGATGACGCTGAACGGTCTGACGCTGAAAGAGATCGCGGAAAATCTTGACGTAGCCGAGACAACCGCCTGCACGACGAGAAAAAACGCGTTCAAGAAATTGGGCGTCAGAAGTCTTGTCGATCTTGTGAAGGTTGGCATCCAGTTCAACATGCATAACCGGGAGGAGCAAGAGAATGCTATGTAGGTTCAAAGGGTCGCGCTCTTTCGAGGACGCTGACCGGAAAACACTTGCGGAGTTCCTGAAGCTGAACACGACTGAAAGCGGAACGCTGAAGGAGCCGCTCGAGATCTTGCTCACGGGGTTCCTCGGGAAGCAGACTGCAAGCGACGATGATTCTTTTCCCTGGATTTTCTCGACCAACGACTGTGACCGCTTCGACGAACGCGTCGATCCCAAAGGCTGGGAGCTGGAACGGTACCTGGAAAACCCCGTTGTGCTTTGGGCGCATTGCCACTCGATTCCGGCGATAGGAATCGCGGACAATTTGACCACGACGGATACTCTTTCCGGACGGATCAGGTTCAACGCAAAATCCTATGACGAATTCGGCTGGAGTATCGGCGAGCGCGTGAAGAACGGCGTGATCCGCGCCGGAAGCGTCGGTATGCTCGTAAAGGAAATCGAATTTGTCGACCACAAAAAGAATCCAGAAGAAACGTGCGACCTCATCATCAGGAAACAGGAACTTCTGGAGTTTTCGATCTGCAACGTCCCTGCGAATCCGTTCGCGTTGCGATCGGATTCGCTCGGAGAATTTGGCGATGCCAGATTCTCCATGGCGACTAATACCAACAAATATTCTCAGAATAGAACCGGCGACCCTACCGCTTGTTCTCCGGAAGGCGGGCACTGGCCGCTTTGTATTACCAAGAATAACGGAGGAACGAATGGGAGACGCGATGCTTCTCGCCCTTGATGACAAACTCAAGGGAATGAAGCGTGTTGAAAAGACCGGTTTCGCAAGCGAGGAATCGGCCGCTGAATACTTCGCGGAGAAGGAAGGAATTCTTGAAGAGGTCGGCAAGGCGCTCGGCGAGGTAAAGAATGCGACGACGACAGAATTGGAAGCCTTAAAGGGAACGCTCAAGGAAATGCGGCTGAACCTGAAGAGTCAGTCCTCAAGCCCGAAAGAACTGACGCGAACGGAACTCTGCTACCAGCTCGGTAAGGCAATTGCCGCCGCCTGGACCGGAAACCTCCAGACGCTCGGCGAGCTGAAGTGTAGCCCGAACCTCAAGAGCGACAACTGGAACAACCCGCGGGACTTCAACTGGACGGCTGAGAAAGGCTTCCAGCTTTCGAACAACAAGGCCGCCCTCGGCGAGCCGATGGGCAACATCGCAACAAACGAGCAGTACCTCATCAACCCGATCTACGAGAGCGCAATCATGCAGGATGCAGCGAAGCAGTCGGTGATGATGAGCCTCGTGAAGCATCGCCCGATGACCGGCCCGAGCATCTTCCTGCCCCAGCGTGAGCGGGGCGGCGTCGAGCTCAAGTGGCTCACTGCCTACGGCCAGAAGATCGACGGCTCAAAGCCCCAGGGCGCGACACGGGTCGAGCTCAAGGCGTACACCCTCGCGGGCTTCATCCCGTGGTTCGACGAGTTCGAGGAAGACGTATTCGTCGACCTTGGCACGATGTTCATGGATGAGTTCACCGAGACATACGCGCTCGAGTTCGACAAGCAGTGCCTTCTCGCGAACGCCGCGCCCTTCACGGGTGCTTTCAATGCCGCTGACATCAAGACGAAGACGATTGGAGGCGCGGCCGCCACGGCGCTCACCTACAAGGATCTCCGCGAAGCCGTACTCATGGTTCCCGCCGAGGAGCGGAAGGACTGCCGCTGGTTTCTGCACGAGTCAATACTCGCGCATGTGACAGGAATCGTGGATGCGAACGGGCGGCCGATCTGGCGCGGCCCCATGGACGGAAAGCCCGGCACGGTGGACGGCTATGCCTACACGGAAAGCCACATCCTGCCGCAAATGGGCGACATCGGAACAAATCAGGCCTTTGCCATCTTCATGAATCCGAAGCGGATTATCCACGGAAACCGGAAGGGCGTCGAGATCAAACGCTTCGATGCGACGACCGAGGCGCTTGAATACGGGGAACTTTTCCTCCGGTTCCGCAAGCGCGACGGCTTTCTCGTGACGCGAGCGAAGGGCAACATGGTTACCCTGAAGACGGGGGCGTAGGAATGGGATACAACGCAAACCTTCTGAAAGTAAGCGCTATCCCGTCCCGCAAAGCAGCAGCGGCAACGGCAATCTACTATCCGGTGATCCCGGCGACCGATCAGCGGGTGACGATCCCCGCAATTCGCCTCCGCGCGGGAGCGGGCGGCGGGAATCTCATCGTTCTCCAAACCGAAGCCGTCTACCGGTTCAGTCTTGCCGCCAAAGGCGCGGTACTGACGATTCCGGGGATCGCTACGGGACTTTCCGGGCGGCAGGTAATTATCCGCTATACAAACGGCGAAACCCTCCACTCGGAGATAACCGCCCAGACCGGCTCCGCGATCACGCTCGGTTCACAGGTGGAAGCCGTGCAGTCGGCCATGCTCTACCTTATTGGAACCGAGACGACTGCAAATACGAGCGTCTTTCCTCTCACCGCTTCGGGACGGACGACCCTCGAAAGCCCCTGTCCCGGCGTAGTGGCCGGTAAGGAACTCGGCTGGCCGGTGATCCTCCACCTCGAGAACACCGACGGGAACGAGCA